CGAAAGGTTATGGCAGAGGTCTAGCAGAATTAGTGGAGGGGAAGGAACAAGTAGAGCCAAAGATGTGGGCAACACCCAACACAATGGATTATCTACCTCCGAGATCGGAAGAAGGAACGAGGAAATTAATGGAGGGACAGAGAAAAGGGAGAACAGGTCCTTCGAATTTGAGGGAACAAGTAGATCCGAAGACAATGCAACTATGGAGAACTCCAACAACAATGGACTCGAAGGAAGACTCTCTGAAACACGCAACCAAGCTATTACAGGGAAAGAATCTTCGGTCAACGGGAGCGAGGATACAGATAACTCTAGCAGACGAAGTGATGGTGGAGGAGATCAAAGCCAACCCAGAATTAATGGAACAGTACAAGGACTACGAGATGGTAACGAGGAAGAACTTACCAGAGCAACAGGAGTTCGTGGACTACATGAGGGAACAGACAACAGTAGCAGAACTCTTCGAGAAGACAGGAATCAAGAGGACGACAATAGAACATTGGTTCAGACGAGACAAGGCGGGGTTCAGTCATCCGAGCATCGAGGATTGGGAACAAATCAAACCTCACTTGAAGACAATCAAGTACGACAAGGAGATGACAACACTACACTCAATCGAATGGAAAGAAGAGATCAAATCAATGTGGCCGACACCAACGACGAAGGGGTTCGGACACGCATCGGAGGGTCAGACAATGATCATGAGACGGAAAGTCGAAGCTGGAGAGCTGACGGAACAAGAGGCTCAAGCGATGATGAACGGCACAACTCTACGTCCACCGAGAATGAAGGAATGGATGTGGCCAACACCGAGAGCATCGGGTCAAGAGAATTTGGACACTCTAATCAAACGCAAGGGAGAGACGGCAGCAGTTCAACACAACTTGACGGCAGCCGTTCAGAAATGGCCAACACCAACGGCGAGAGATTGGAAGGATTCAGGCAAAGCAGTAGTCAATTCAACGAGACATCTTCTTCCTCAAGCAGTAGCGAAGAGCGACAAGGAGAAGTGGATCACGGGTGGTGGAGCGTTGAACCCAACGTGGGTCGAGTGGCTCATGGGGTATCCGGGAGGGTACACCGACTTAAAGGATTGGGCAATTCTATCGTCCCGCAAATCGTCGAAGAAATCGGCAAAGCAATCATTGANGCCGAAAAAGAATGAGACATCTGTTTGAAACATGTATCGATGTCGGTAGTGGATTATTGCTATCGACTATGATACAATTATTTATATTTCCATTTTTTGGATTATACCCAACGGTGTTAGAGAGTTTTCATATCGCAGTTATCTTTACTGCAATCTCTATTTGTCGAAGTTGGTTTTGGAGAACTATATTTGGTAGATAGGAGAANAGAAGGGAACATTTGAAAATTTTTTTTACATTAATTATATTAATATTACTTGGGGGTTGTGCTCATAGTGATTATGACATAAACCCATGGACAACTGTAATGAAACAAATCATAAAGGGAAATAAATGAAACATAATAACTGTTATATCTACCCAAAAACGGTTCGAGAATCGGTGGACGGGGTTCGTCATTATGACACCGGGAAAGAAAAATTACCATCTGTTACGACCATATTATCAGCTACTCAATCAGCTGAAAAAGCTGATAGCTTACAAGCATGGCGCGACCGGGTAGGGGAAGAGACGGCTAAAAAAATTACTGAAGAAGCTGCAGCTCGTGGTACTGCGATGCACAAAATTTTAGAGCGATACATAGACCAATCTGGTTATTTAGACTTAACTCAAGTCGGACAACAAGCCCATAATATGGCTGTAAGGGTCATAGAGCAAGGCNTATGCAACGTTTCCGAGTATTATGGTATAGAGTGTACACTTCACTATCCAGGGCTATACGCAGGCCAAACAGACATGGTTGGGGTACACAAGGGTGGCGATGCTATTATCGACTTTAAGCAAACGAATAAACCGAAACGAGAAGAGTGGATCGGGGATTACAAACTTCAACTAGCAGCCTACGCAATGGCTCATAATTATATGCATAAGACCTCAATAAACAAAGGTGTAATTATGATGTGTTCTAAAGATAATTTTTATCAAGAATTTATAGTTGAAGGTGAGGAGTTTAAAAACTATCAACATCAATGGTTNGGAAAGGTGAGTCAATACTATGAGCAAAGAGCAAGAGCTACAAGTGATGATGAAGAGGCTAAACAATCTAGCTAATTCAGCTAACAAAGCAAAAGACAAGGGTATGAAACAAATTTGGAGTGATAAGTGGCACACTCTAGTTAAGACATATGCACAAAAAATACAAAAAGATCAGACTTTTAAAGAGAATGTTAAATTAAATGAAAGACTTAACGATTAAAACAAAAGGAGAACGTTAAATGAGTATGCGTGTAAGAGAACTACAAGCTTATTTGGGAAAATTTACTGATGCCCAAAAAGGTACAGCTATATCGGATTGTCCTATTTATATTGAAACCCAAGACGGTCATTTAGAAGAAATTAGACTGATTGAGGTACAACAAGCTAAAATAATAGGTGCAGCAGAGCCCGCTAGAGTGGTATTTAAAACAGAATCTATTCAAAGGTGGAGATCACCTACATATAAACAGAGTTAACTTATCCTGTCAGGAGTGGGGTGGAAGCGAGAGTGGAAGCCCCATTATAAGTTAGAATTATTCTAAAGTAATTATGTCCATAATGTGTCAATAGTGTGGCAAGGGTCGTTTTACGGGGTTTTTTGAGCTGTGCCACGGTATAAGAGAAATTTTAGGGTAAATTTTTTTTTCAGTCATCACTTTTTATTGGCGGTACACATGGCACAGTACTGTTTTTAGGCTATTAGTGTTGGTATTATTGACTAATAGCTGTTCCATGGCTCTGATTTCCCATGGCACACCATGGCACAATAGTCCATTTTACACCATTTTTACATACTTGAAGTGCCAGAGCATTTTTTTTTTTATAAAAAATAAAATTGCCTAAATATTTCTCTTATAGTAAAAATTCTTATGCCAAAATCCCGAAAGAAATCAAAGTACAGACATGTTGTAATTAAGAATAAGAAATACTATTTCTATTCTATTAAGTGGTTGGACATCACCGGTGATTCAGGCCACAGCACAGCTGAAGAGTTTACAAAATTTAATCCAAGTGTTATGATTACTCAAGCTTACTTATTTAGTAAGGATAAAAAGAACGTTAGAACGTTTGCAAGTTATGAAGACAACGACGAATTATTCTCCGACAGAAATGTCTTTCCACGTGGCTGCATAGTCAAGATGGAAAAAATTAATCTATGAAAAAAAACCCAACCCTAACAAAGAACATGCCTAATGTTAAATGGAATGAAATACCACCAGTTAAAGGACCAGATTCAGAAGGAATTAAAGCACCTATACGACAGCCAAAAAGATTTAAAACTATCCTTACTGTTTCGAAGAAAAAAGTTTAATTTAATTTTTTTATATTTTTTGATTTCACAGGTTTTGTTGGGGTCACTACTGTTGATGTACCTTCTATAATGTCCTTGTGATCATTTAGAATTTGTTTCATTCTTTCTTCTATTTCTTGTTCTGATAATTTATCTATGTTCCCGGTCATGATTAATTTTTGATCTACATATAATCCACCAGCTTTTCCCCTTGCTACCTCAGCATTGGTTGCAGCGGACCACGCACCTTTGGCTCTAGCGTCATCTCTAATTTTTGCAAGTTCTGTAATATGTCTTTCAAATGTAATTCCATATTTCTCCTGGACTTCAGCTCGCAGCTCTCCAATATATCTTACTACTAATGGGGAATATTTAGGGTTTCTCAGCTCGCTCGCAGCCTGTCTCGGCCTGGTTGTATATCCAGCTTCTTTAGCACATTCTGCCGGTGACATTCTGCCCTCGTTATAAACAAGCAATTCTGCGAATTTAATCTGTTTTTCAGTAAGTTTAGCCGGTACACCCATAGATTGACTTTTACCGTAATCTGTCGTATAAATCAAGTTAAATTGGGGGTGGCTTACGAACTACCTTGCTTTGCAATTGGTACGGATACTGACCCCCTTTTTTCCTTGCTTGCTCGCTCCCACATTTTTTTAAATTTATTCTTTTGCTTGCTCGCTTGCTCGTTCTCTCGTCTATATCTTTCTGCACTTGATCCTGTGTTCCAATGTTTTACTGCCATTATTTCTCCTT